AACGGTATTCTTTAATTGAGGTAAAAAATGGCTCCTCGTAAAGCTACGATGCCAAAAAAGAACAAAAAGAATTTCCGCCCCACCGAAAAAGGGGCGGGAATGACTAAAGCCGGGGTAGCGGCTTACAGACGCGCAAATCCCGGTTCCAAGTTAAAAACGGCGGTCACAGGTAAAGTTAAAAAGGGGTCTAAAGACGCAAAGCGTCGCGCATCCTATTGCAGCCGATCAAAAGGTCAGATGAAGATGCATAACATAAATTGTAAGAAGACCCCCAAAAAGCGTATTTGTGCAGCCCGCAGAAGATGGAAGTGTTAGATGAAAGCTGATGATGTTTTAAAACTTTTGGAAAAGCATGAAAAGGAGTGCAATAGTCGGTATGCTCAGATACAGAAACAGTTGGATAAACTGGATCAAAGACTTTGGGGTATAGCGGGATTGATTGTTGCAGCAGCCGTCGTGCAGAAGGTGTTTTAGATGACCAGTGCAGTTAGATTGGGGGCAGGTGCCTGCCCTATGCCAAAACGCGCCACAAAAGGTGTTGTTCGCATGAAAAAAGGGGGGAAGGTGAAAAGTGGTGGTAAGATCTGTCCCGAAGGCAAGGCGTGGGCTAAACGCACATTTGACACATACCCGTCAGCGTATGCAAACTTGGCCGCATCAAAATATTGTAAAGACCCAAATTATGCCAAAAAGTCAAAGGGCGGTAAAAGGAAAGGCCGATGAGTCTAACAGCACCGAATAAAAAAAGAGTGAAAAAAGTTATTAAAGGTTTAAAAAAAGCCTCTAAAACACACGCGGGTCAGGCACGGACGCTATCTAAGTTGGTAAGAAACGGTAAACGGAAGTCGTAATGGGTCAGCTTAAACAGTGGTTAAAACAAGATTGGGTAAGGATTGGATCTGATGGCTCTATCAAAGGCCCATGTGGCACTTCAAAAGATAAGAAAAACCCTGACCGTTGCCTGCCTAGATCTAAAGCTAATAGTTTATCCAAGAGTGAACGCGCTACTACAGCACGTAAAAAGAAAAAAGCAGGCGCTAAAGGAAAGACTACAGTCGCTAACACAAAAGCTGCGAAGGTAACAGGTTTAAAGAATGGTGGGGCCGTGACAAAGCCCAAAAGACCGTTTAAAGGTAAAAGAATTGCGGGGACCGCAGTGGCACGAGGTTGTGGTGCTGTTATGGCTAACCGTAGAAAGAGAACCAAAGGTTCAGTAAGTCAAGCATAGGAGCTAAAAATGGCAAAAGAATTTATGACAATGGATGAGTATTCCGCCACTCTTGTTGGCGGCAATATGCGGTCTAAGGGAATGGCTAAAGGTGGCAAAGTTGGCATGAAGAAAAAAGGCTACGCCAAAGGTGGTGCTGTCGGCATGAAAAAGAAGGGCATGGCTAAAGGCGGTAAAGTCCAAAAGATGGCCGGTGGCGGCATGATGAAGAAAAAAGGCTACGCCAAAGGCGGTAAAGTCCAAAAGATGGCCGGTGGCGGCATGATGAAAAAGAAGGGTTACTCAAAAGGCGGCAAGGTAAAGTAAATTGTCGTATCTTCAAAGTAACATACCGCATTTCAAGTGCTGGGTGCGGAGAGAATACACCTGCAATCATTTGAAGTATCACGGTGAATTTCTTCACGCTATGGCGATAGCTGTCACTACCATGCCCAGCCGGTGTTTGAGCTTTCAAATGATATTTACGGGATGCGAGGCGGATGGAACAGATGATCCGAATGTTCACGGGGGTGCGATGTGGGCTAGAATGCCCATAACGGCCCTCGTTGGAGACACACCTTTTGAAGAATGGCCAGAACCTATGCCTGTCCATTTAGCGCAGCCTTGGGACTGTATGTCCCATACACACGCAGTTTATCGTTTAGATCGTGCTCATCCATGTCCTTGGATCGCTAAAATAGGACCGGACTTTTTTCCAGCTAAATACTATTTCACTGTGGATTACACAGAAAGTGAGATAGCGGATGATCCGGCACAACATAAACAAAGTCATGTTTTGGAACTTTTAGATGCAGGACCTTACACGGGTAATATCGTTGCATTACCTAATAATCGTGTCCGAGTCACACACCCGGCATGGTTTGAAACTGGAGAGGGGCCGCCAGATTTCCTGCCCTCTCAGCATATACACTATTCAAAATCAGATTTAGACTATACAATGGACGTAAATCAGATCTTCGACAATTTATATGCGAAGGATAAGAAATGACACTTTCCGGTAGCACAAA